GTCGAGCCGATCAGCCAGCCGGCCTGCCAGCCCAGCCCGAGCGCCGTGCTGCCGAGCGCGCCCGCGCCGGCGATGGCCAGCACCGCCATCAGACCACCCCCGGAATGCGCCAGGCCGCGCGCCGGCGCGACAGCCATGGCTCGATCAGCGGCTCCTCGAGCACGCAGCGCCGCAGCGCATGCGCGTGCAGCAGATGCGGGACACCGTGCCGCGCGGTGAGGAACCCCGCATGGCAGGGATAGCTGGTCTCGGCAAAGACCAGAATGTCGCCGGGGCAAGAGTCGGCGAGGGGAAGCGGGTCGAGATCGACCGCAAATGCCTCCAGCAGCCTCGTGCCGGTCGCGCGTCGGTCATAGCCCGTCACGTCATGATGCGGCACGCCGAGCGCGTCGGCGACCACGATCAGCAGCCCGATGCAGTCGACACCGGCCGGCCCGCGGCCCTGATGACGCCAGCGCGCCCCGATCCAGCGGCGTGCTTCGGTCACGATATCGTCACCGCGCATTGGCGCATCGTGCACTGGCTCTCTATCCATTGATTCACCGTGCATTGGGCGTCTCCGTCAGCTTGTCGGCGCCGGGCACGAAGGGATCGCCCCGGAAATTGAGCACATTGTCGAAGCGCTCGATGCAGGTAGAGAGCCGCTTGTCGCAGCCCGGATAGATCTCGAACGCGTCGCCCGTCCCGACCGGAAATGGCGGCGGGAAGGACAGCACCAGATCACCCGTCGCCAGATCCGCGCCGCGGACCTCGATGGCCCGGCCGCTGTTCTGCCCGGATGTGAAGCGAATGACCCCGCCGGCGAACCAGTCGTCGGGTTTGTCGGTGATATCGATCGCCGCGGTGAACGACAGCGCGTCGAGCGGCGCGGTGACGAGGCCTGGCCGCGTCCATTGCGGATCGCGGATGTCCACCCCGCAGCGCGCGTCGCCGAGATCGGCGCGGCAGTCGGGCGTGTAGGGCTCGATCAGCCGCTGTGCGAGCACCTGGGACATGCCGCGCAGTTCGGTGCGCCACTGGCCCTCGCTCGACAGCATGACCTCGCCCAGCCAGCCGCGGCGCAGCCGGAGGGTGCCCTGCGACGGATCCTGCCAGTTGACCAGGAAGATCCGCACTTCGGCGCCGTCATAGAGCCCGGCGCGCAACGCGTCCGCGTCGATCCCGGCATCGTCGAGCACGCCCTCGAGATCGACATTGCCGACCGCGAGCCCGGCCTCCGAGGCCACGGCGGTGCGCGAATACCCCGCACGCGCGCGGTAGATCTCGCCGTCGACCGCGAGATCGCCATCGTGATCGGTGGCGCGAAACACCACCCCGTCGCGGCGCGCCAGCCGCCAGCAGGTGGCCAGTGTGAGCACATCGCCCTCAAGATGCGCGGCCAGTTCCGGGGAGACCGTCTTCATGACATCACCTTCATTCGCGGATCTCCACCACGGTGATGCGGCCCCATTGCTGCATCTCGAAGGTCTCGACGGTGAGATCGGCGGCATCGGTGTCGAACCGCGCCGGCACGTCGAACTCGAAATCCGCGGTGACGGCGACGCCGGGGTCTGGCGGTGTCGAGAAGGTGATGATCCCTGTCGCGTAATCCACCGAAACCCCGGACGTGGCCTTCACACCGTCGCGATAGACCATGACCGTGCCCTCGACCGGGCGCGTGATCCGGCGTTCGTGCACGGTGCCCCCGCTGTCATAGCGTCGGACCAGTTGAAAGGCGATCTGTTCTCCGTCGCCCGTCCCAAGCAACTGTCCCGCCGCCCGGAAATCGGTCCAGTCCTTGAAGCGAAACCCGTGCGCACGGCCGCGGCGGGCGTAGAAGAAGGCGAGGAATGCGGACACGTCGGCGCGCGAGCGGATGCCCGTGGAGACGTTCCATTCGCCGCGGGAGCCCTGCCACTGTGCCACGCGCTGCTCGCGCCCGCTCTGCGTGGCGGTAATAGCGGTCAGGAACCGCGGCCCGCCGCTGGCGCCATAGGCGATGGTGGCCGGAAACTGCACATCGTGAAAGTCGGTCATCTGTGCTCCTACCTGTTGCGCCGCGCCCGCGCGATGGCGCGGCTCATCTCAGCGGTGATCTGGCCCTGCGAGCGGCGGAAGCTGTCGGCATCGGGCGTGCTGATGCTCATGTTAATGGTGATGCCACCGCCGTGGTCACCGCCAGCACCGCGCTGCGTCTCGGCCACCTCCCTTCGCGACAGCACCCGCTCGCCGCGCTGCAGGATCGCGGGGACCTCGTCGGGCCGAAGGCCCGCAACACCAGAACCGGGGCGGAGACCGGGATAACCGCCACCATGGAAACGCTCAGCCCCGGCGAAGGCCATGGCCGGCACCTGCCGCTGCGGCAGTGCCGAGACACCGATCACTCCGCCCGAATGCGCCACCGCTGCGGTGAGGCTGCCGCCCAAGCTACCTCCAAGCCCGCCCCCGATTCCGCCAAGCGCGCCGCCCAGCCAGTTGGCGAGGGGCCCGAGCACCGCCGAGCGCAGCGCGATGCGGGTGATGTTCTCGAGGATCGAATTGGCCAGATCGCGAAAATCCACCTTGCCCTTTGTGACCAGCGCCAGAAGCGCGTCCTCGGCCCCGCGAAACGCACTGACCAGCGCATCGCCGATCTGGCGGCCGGTTTCCATCGCACTGTCAGCATAGCCCTGAAGGCTTTCTGAGACCGCATCCCAGCCGCGCGCCGCCGTCTCGCCGGCTGCCGCGATCGTGTTGCCGGCCTCCGTGGCGGCGTTGGCCGCACGTCCCGCGGCACCGCTGCTGCCGGAACCGGTGCCGGAGGCCCCATCCGTGCCGCCGGCGATCCCGTCAAAAGCATCGCCGATCCCGGCGACGGAGTCCGCTGACGCATCGGCCGCCTCCGATGTCCGCGCCAGCACCTCGCGGATCGCCGCGACCGACTCCAGCGGCCCGGTCGCCGCGGCGCGCAACGCATCGACCACCCCGCGGAGTGCGTCCTGCGTGGCCCGGGCGTCCGCGGCATAGGCCCCGAGGCCGAGATCGGGGACGCGATACTCCCGCTCGAAGGCTTGCGTGAACGCCTCCGCCGCCCGGCCGCCGGCGTCGCGTGCCGCGCCCGCGAACCGGTTCCCCAAATTGCCGAGGCTGACATCCTCGAGCGCGCCGATGCGCAGCCCGCTGTCGCCCACGGCCCATGCCGGCAATGCGGCGAGCACCGTGTTGATCCCGGCGATGAAGCGGTTCACCCGCCCGATCACCGAATTGAGCATCCGCTCCACGCCGCGCACCATGGCATTGGCCGCCCCGGTCACGACCTCGCCCAGCACGGCCGGCAGATCGGACCAGATCGCGCTTGTTGCTGCGAACGCCCCGCGCCACGTGTTGACGATCAGCGATGCGCCGCGCGCCACCGCGTCAAGACTGGCCTGCACGCCGTCGGCGACACTGGCGCGGATGCCGGCCCACGCTGCCGCCACCGTCGCCCCGAGCGCCTGTGCGCCGGTGCCCATGCGGTCCCAGACCTCCGCGGCCACGCCGCGCATAAGATCGAGGGCGTCGGAGAAACTCCCGGCAGCAGCGACCAGTCGGCCAAAGCGCAGGATCAGCTCCTGCGCGCCGATCACCAGCGCCACGAAGGGCAGCCGGATCAGCGCCCCGCGCAACAGCGCCAGCGCCGTGGCCAGCCCGCGCACGCTGACAGCCGCCGCTGCCAACCCGGCCACAAAACGCCCCGCCACAAGCCCTGCTGTCGCTGCAAGCGTGGCCGCCAGCCGGTCGAGATTGCCCAGCACCAGCTCGATGGCACGGCCCACCGGGCCGCTGCGCTCCGCGAGTGCTGCCATCGCGTCGGCCACGGCCTCCAGCGCCGGGGCTGCGGCCACCGCCAGCTGGTTGGCCAGCCCGCGCCAGATCAGCCCCAGCCGCGAGATCGCATCGTTGGTCCGCTCGATCTGGGTCGCGTCCTGCGCCGAGACCACGACCCCGAAGGCGCGCACGTCCTTGGTCGCCTGGCGCAGCGTGGCGCTATCGATCCGGCCCATGGCGATCGAACCTTCCTCGCCGAAAAGCTGGCCCGCCACCGCGGCCCGCTCGGCCGCGGGGACGAACTCCTTGATGGCGGCGTTGATCGCCCCGACACGCTCATCGAGCGGCAGCGCGATCAGGTCGGTGGCCGACAGCCCCAGCCGGTCCAGCGCGTCCGTGGCGGGGCCGGTCCCGGCCGCGGCCTGGCTGAGACGGCGCGTCAAATCCTTGGTCGCCTGCTCGATGCCCGACATCGACACGCCCGCCAGCTCGCCCGCGCGCTCCAGCGTCTGGATCGAGGCGACGGTGGTGCCCAGCGATTGCGCCAGCTTGGCCTGGCTGTCGACGACCTGCAGCCCGCTGCGGATCATCGCCGTGGCTGCAGCCCCCACGGCCGCAGCACCTGCCGCCGCCGCGATCCGCAGCCGGCGAAAGAACCGGTCGGCGCGCGCATTCGCGGCTTCCATCTCCGAGCCGAGACGCTGAAAGGCGGTGGCGCCGTCGGCCCCGATCCCCTTGAGTTCCGCGCGCACCTGCCGGCCACCCTCGGCCGCCAGCCGCACCGTGACCTGTTTTGATGCGCTGGTCATTGGGACTCCGATCCCTGTTTCTCTGCTTTTATGGCGTGTCGTTTTACTGTGGGCGCTGCGCCCGGATCTGCGCGTTGACCGCGCGCACCATCGCCGCCTCGATCACCGGCAGAAGCTCGACCGCGGCGCGTGGGTCGAGCCCGGCAGCTGTGGCCATGGCCAGCACCGCGCCCATGTCCCAGCCGAGCACCGCGCCGTCCGAGACGCGCAGCTGGCCGGTGGCCCGGCAGGCGACATCCCAGGCCAGCGCGCCCTCGCGCGTCAGCGGCGCGTTTTGCCGCGCCGGGCAGGCTTTGCAGATTTGCGGGCAGTTGTTGCAGTACCCGTCGCCCCCGCCGAAGTGCCATTCGGCGAGGGCGCTGAGGCGTTTTTTTCCTGCTCCAGATGCAGGCCCGGGGCCACGTAGCGCAGCTGGAACGCCTCGAAGATCGGCACGATCTCCAGCAGTGCGTCGAGCCCTTCGGGGCTGAGCGCGGCCGGCGCGTCGGTGGCATCATGCACGCCGGCCCAGTCATCCACGGCCACCCGAGCCAGCGCCTTTGCGAGGGCTATGCCGCGCCTGTTCGCGCTGGCCTCTTCCGGCAGATCCGCGAGGATCGGCTCCTCGCGGGCACGGTTCATCAGCGAGGTGGTGATCGGGGCCACGCGCAGCTGCACACCGTGGCCGAGATCGAGCCAGTCGGGCGACGCGTTCAGGTCGAGACGGATCATCAGGTCTCTCCATGGGTTGGGACATCGTTGAGCAGGGCGACCTCGAGCATCACGCCGGTCGCATCTGCGGCGGCGCGCCAGTCGAAACTCGCCTCGACCCCGGCCGGGCCGGTGATCGAATACTTCGGCTTGGGCAGGTAGACCCGCGGTAGCGTGAAGCTGAGCGCGTAGCCTTCGGCCATCGCAAAGCCGTAGACCAGCGCCACCGGATCGCCGCTGGCGGCCTCGGCCATCAGCGTCTCGCCATCGAAGCGCACGGTCAGCGATCCCTCGCAGGTGGCAAGGGTCGGATCGGCGCCATCGATGCGGCCATCCTCGCGGATCGACCGCACCCGCTCGATGCCGTTGGAGAAGGTCAGCGAGCCGGAGGTGACGCCCGCCAGCGGTGATCCTGCGCGCACAATGCGCCCGCGTCCCTGGCTGAAGCGGCGCAGCGCGAAGGCGGCGGGGTTCGGCTCCAGCGTGGCAGTTGCGGTCTCCTCGCCCTGCGCCACGACCGAGACGGTGGCATTGGCCGGGCCTTCCTGGCCCATCTGGAACGACAGCTCCTCCAGCACCGCGCCCGCATGGCGAAAGAAGACCGGGGTGGTGAGCTTCGGGTGCCCGATCTCGATCAGGAAGGACGGGATGCTGTCGGCCCCGCTGCGCCAGACATGGCGATAGCCGCCGCCAGTGAGCGTGGGGGCGGAGCGTTGCGCAAATGAGGCGTCCAGCGTGAAAGCGTTTCCGTCCGGGCCGGTGGCGTCATGGGTGATCGTGAGGGTTGTATCATCCTCGACCGTGTAAGAAGCGACGGAGATGGCGGGATCTGTGGCGACGTTGAGGTCCGCGGCAAGTGCTGTGAGCGTATCGGCCAGCGTCGCGCCGATCTCGGTCTCGTCACCGGCCGCAACTCCTGCAACAAGGGTCCATGTCATCCCGTTCAGCGTGAGCGTGTCGCCCGGCGCGGGATTATCCGCGAAGGTGATCCGTCCGGTCGCCGCCTGCGGTGTGGTCTCGGGATCGCCAAACAGCGCCGTCATCCACCAGCCGGTGCCCTGCAGATCGAACGGGATCTCCAGCTGGCCCTCATCGGTGACCAGCCCGCGATACGGGTCCTGCGCATTGCGCCCGCGCCCCAGCAGCGGGTCGTCGCCGAGCGGGATGCTCGCCGACAGATCCGCCGTCTTGAAATCGAGCGCCCGCACCGGGCCGGTTGTGGCCCCGCCATACTGCGTCTCGCGCACCGCCCTGAGTGTGGCATCGGCGCCATAGGCGCGTTGCTTGCCCATGTCATGTCTCCTGTGATGTTCGAAAATCTGCGCCTGTCGGCCGCTCTCACCCGCTCAGCGGATCGCTGACCTGGTATTCCAGCGTCACTGCCAGCGCCGCGGCCAGAAACGGCGCGCCGCCCTCCACCGGCACCGGCTGCAACTCCGGCGCGGACGGTGTCATCAGCTCGACGCGCCCGCCGAGGCTGTCGTCATGGGCCAGCGCGGCCCCGATGCGGGCGAGCAGCGCGTCGAGCGCCGCCTCCGCCGCGCCCGGCGGCATGAACGCCTCGATTTCCACGCGGTGCCGGTAATACGCCCGCCACGGGCTCAGCGTCACATCCGGCTCGCCCGGGTTGCCGTCGCGCAGGATCACCAGCCCTTCGGCCGGCACCCGCTCAGGCAGTGTCGCGTTGCGCCGGACCTCGGCGCCTGCGCGCGCGGCCAGCTGCGCCGTCAGCGCAGCAAGGATCGTCTCGCGGGTCGAGGGCATGGGTGGTCCTTCGGTGGGTGGGTGGATAAACGCTGCAGGCACGATTAAGAATGATGCAGTGTCGGGCGCGTCAGGTAAAGATTGAGACAAGTCAATATCCGTGGTCAACGTGTGGCAAACAGAACTAAGAGCCGTCCGTGCAGCGGGCGAGAATTGTTTTTTAAGGAATGAGGAGCACGAATTCCCTCTCTGAAAATCGGCGTGCGTATTCCCGGAGAAAGTTGACTTTCCATGTTTTGACTTTAAGCATGCTCAGCGAGGTCGCCAAGGTTTGGACGGATCATGTTCAAGCTGACAGGCGGGGTATAAAGTCAACTAACGTTTTAGGATTGGAAATGGGACTAATGAGATGCGAGCTTTGTGGTATGACGTATGTCGAAGGCGACCCGGAAGATGAACAAAGGCATGATGAGGAAAGACACGACGGTTTTATTGAAGCTCTCAAGCCGGCGCCTTCATCAGAACTAAGGGTAGAATATCAAAGCAATCCTGAAATAGTATGGGTCGATCTTAAATCCCCAGAGTGGCTCCGAACATCAGTCTACTGGCGCGCGAAGATTTTCAAGCGCGAGTTTGGATACGACATGCCCCAATGGGAGATCAAAGGTTACCATGACCCCAAAGCAATTGGCTATATTTTTCGTGACAACGATTTTCGAATTATCGGTGCATGCTGTTTCCGTCCACACGAAAAACAAAGCAAACAGATGCTCCTTGATTGGATTTGGATATGTCCGAGTGAAAGACGCAAAGGTGTCGTCTCCCAACACTGGGAAGAGTTTAGACAACGCTTCGGTACTTTTTTAGTTGGAGGCCCGGTATCAGAGGCAATGCTAGAGTTTCTCCGGCATCGCTTTCCGGATCACAAGATTACTGGCGACGATGATGTGCAGCAACCACAAGTTCCAATGGAAAGATTCGTGAATGCTGCAACTTGATCTTCTTAGTCACGCATCAGCTACATACCAGCTAATTTTCCATCCAGCCAGTTCGCCACGATCAAGCCTGGCATCGCATCATGCGCCCTCGCGGTGTCCCTGTCGAGATCAAGCCGTTTTGGCAGTTTGACCTGCGGCACCAGCAGGAAGATCGGCACGGTGGTCAGGCCGCGGCCGGTTTTCGAGCGCGAGGCAACCGCACGGCCGCCCTTGTTCAGCCGCCCCTCGGCGACGAGCAGGCTTGGGCTGGATCGGCGATAGACAAAGCGCAGGCGCAGGCCCGTGCGGCGTTCCCATTCGCCCGGGGTGATCCGCCCGCCGCGCCGCGACTTGCCGGCGGCTGCCGTCGGGATTGTCAGCCAGAAGCCGTTGCGCGAGCGGATCAACGGGCCGGTATCATGTGCGCTGACGATGTCGGGCGCTTTCGACCAGACCAGCGCAGCGGCATTCAGGCTGGGCTGACCCTTCGGGTACTGCTCGGACCGGATCGTGCGCGCCAGCCGCTGCCCCAGCCCGGCGCTCGTGATCTGCCCGCGCCATGCGGTTTTGAGGCTGGTCCCGGCCTCGCGCGTGGCCGCCGTGACGGCCTTCTCGCCCGCCTTGATCTCGGCGGCCATCATGGCGGCCAGATCGGGCGTGATGTCGAGCTTGAGTTTCATGCTGGCCTCAGGTCCACAGTCCAGACAAGCCGCTCACGATCCCGGACCGGCTCGCTCTGAATAAGGAACGCCTCGCCACCAAACTCAACCCGGTCGCCGGGACGCGGGGCCGGTACCTCTGCCACGCGTAGATCGATGCGCGTGGTTTCCGACCAGATGCGCGCTTCGCCGAAGCTTGAGACGTCATCCGCGCGGCGGGTGACCACGCGAACGAGTTGGGGTGCGCCGCCTTCAGCGATATAGACAGCGTCCGTCGCGATATTGCCATCGGCAAAGAGCGCATCCATCGCTAAGGCGACGGCGTCCATTACGTCCGCCGCGCGCTGCGCAGCACTTGCGGCCGGGTGCAGATCGGCAGCGGGTTGCTTTCGATCTCGAGGCGCACCCATTCGTCACGGTCGCGATCGGGGATCATCCGCGCATAGAGCGGCAGGCCCACGGTGTTGACCGTCTCGAACGTGTCGGCCGGGGCGTAGTAGATCTCGAACAGCCCCTCGACGCCCTCGGGGTAGAAATACGCCTTGTCGGTCGGCACGCCGAAGCCGAGCCCGCCGCGGTAGCGGCGTAAGGTGATGCCGCCGAAGCTGACTTCCTCGCCGACGCGCCCGCGCAGATCGGCCGCCGCGGCGGTGTTGAGATAGGTCTCGCGGACCTCCTTGTGGGCGACCAGATCGGCGAAGAAGGCCGAGCCGCATTCCGCACGCAGCTGCACCTGACCCGCGGCCAGACCGCCGAGCGTGTCCTCGACACTTTCGATCAGCGCCTGACAGCGCTTGCGCAGCGCGCCCGAGGCTGGCGAGGTGTTGTCGAGATCGAAGTCGATCTCGGTGGCAGGCGTGATGCCGAACTCAGCGTGGTAGTCGATCACCGTGGCCCCGTCGCGTGGGTCCTTCACCACGCCCTGGATGCCGTTGAAGAGGTGGAACTCGAAGGTGGCCTCGGCGTCATTGCGCAACCGGCCCAGCTTGCGGGCGACCTCCGCCTGTACCTGCTGGACAGCGGTCTCCGAGCCGAAGTCGCGGATCGCCTGGATTTCCGAGGCCCAGAGCACGTCCTGCTTCTTGAACTGGCGGCAGACGAAGGCGCGCATCTCGCGGCGTTCGGGGATCTGGGACTCGTAAGCCGAACCGCGTTCGGAGAACGGGATCAACGACAGCGTGCCGTCGCGACTTTCGATCATCACGGTGCGGGCGCGCACGCCGCGGGAACCAAACAGCCCCGCACCCGAGAGGATCGCGGGCTTGAAGGGGATGTTTTCCAAAGCCCGGGTCAGCTCGATGATGGTGAAGGCATCGCCTTCAAAGATATCCATGGTGGCCATGGCAATGTCCTTTCTGTTTCAGGCTCAGCGCAGCAGGATGCCAAGCGCGGCCAGCGCGGCGGTCGCCGTGGTGATCTGCGCTTCGGTGATGTCGTCCGGCAGCATGATCTCGTGACGGTTGGCGATGGCGGGGCCGCGCACCAGCACGACGGCGGGGGCGTCGGTATCTGTGGCATCGGCAGGACCCCAGAGGATACCGGCGACGTTTTGGCTGCCGTTGGTGGCGCCGGGTGTCAGCACGGTGAACTTGCCGCCCGAGGTGATCTTGCCCAGCACGGTGCCGGGGGCGAGCTTGCCGGCCCCAGAGGCGAGGGTGACGGTGTCGCGGGTGAAGTCGCGCAGCACTTCCCATGTGAGGAAGCCGCCGGGATGGGGGCCTTCGGTGAGCGTGGTCATGATTTCAGCCTTTCAGTTTGAAGGTGCGGGCGATGACATCGCCCCAGGGGCGCGTCGTGGGGTTCGGCCCCGGTTGCGGGTGATGCGGCGTGATCTCCGGCTCCGCTGCGGCGCGGGCGTCTAGGAGGCTGGCGCGGACCGCATCGAGGCTTGCCTCCTCCTCGAGAAACCGGCCCGCCATCTGCGGCTGACCCGCGAGCCGGCAGAGATCCACGACGGCGCGCGCATGGGCGATGGCCTCGGCGCGGATGGCGGTGGCATCAGGCGCAGTGTTGGCGTCTGCAACAGTGCTGTCGGACTCGTCCATCTCGGGCGATGGCGCGGGATCGGTGGTCGGTGCAACATCGTTGGCGTCTCCAACGATGTCAGCAGCTGTGGGCGCCCCAATCGGCTCGGCAGCCTTGACCGCCTCGACCAGGTCCGGTGGCGCATTGCGGAAACGCCCGATATCGAAGCTGGCCGCGATGCGCACGGGCTCGGCCATGCGCGTGGCCAGCCCCGCGTCCAGCGCCTCAGCGGCATCAAACCAGGTCTCGGCCGCCATGAATGCCGCGATCTCGTCCTCGGGCTTGCCGGATCGGGCGGCGTAGCCGCGCATCATGCTGGCTGCGATCTTGTCCAGCGTTCCGGCCATGTCGCGCATGTCCGCCGCGTTACCCATCACCAGCCCCGACGGGTCGTGGATCATCAGGAAGGCGTTTTCCGGCATGACGATCCCGTCACCCGCCATGGCGATGTAGCTTGCCGCCGAGGCGGCGATGCCGTCGATCCAGACAGTGACCGTACCGGCATGGCGGCTCAGCGCGTTGTGGATCGCGACGGCATCGAAGACCGAACCGCCGGGGCTGTTGAGGCGCAGATCGATGGCCGTGCCCTCGGGCAGCGCGCCCAGCTCGGCCAGAAAGCCCCTGGCCGAGATGCCATAGGCGCCGATCTCGTCATAGATCAGCACCTCCGCGCCGCTGTCGCGGGCGCGGATCGTGTACCAACTGTTCATGGTGTTACTCCTGTGTATTGGCGCTGTCGCTGCCAGTGCCCGGGTCCTTGCCATCGCCTGCGCCGTCACTCGGATCAGGCCGGGCCGCAGGCGTCGCCCGCGCGCCCTGCGTCTCGCCCGGGCTGGTGCGGTAGCGCAGGCCGAGCCCCTCGGCGCGTTTGGCATCCACCGCGTTCTCGCGGTCCACTTCCTCGACGTCGTAGCCGGTGGCTTCGACCACCTTGCGCCGCGAGGTGATGCCGGCTTCCATCGCCAGCACCTGCGCCTGAATGTCCTTCAGCGGATCGACCCAGTCCCAGCGGGGAGGGATCCATTGCACCATGCGCGCAGCGGCGGGATCAGGCAGGTCCAAGCGCCCCGCCAGCTGCGCGGTCTCCAGCCAGCGCGCCCAGATGGGCCGGCAGAGCTGATGCGCGATCACCCCGTGCTGGAGCTGCTGCACGCGGCGCCGGAACTCCACCAGTTCGGCCCGCAGGCTCGAATAGTTGGCCTGCCGGACATCACCAGTGACGAGGTGATAGGGCAGCCCCAGCGAGGCCGAGACCGCCAGTAGCGTGCGGTACTGGAACGCCTCGTAACCGCCGCCGACATCCGCAGGCGACGAGAACTTCACGTCCTCACCCGGCAGCAGCACCTGCAGGGTGCCGGGCTCGAGACTGGCGATGGCGGTCCCGTCCGGATCCGCCTCCGCTTCGCCCATCATCGGCTCTTCGGGGGCGGTCTTGGTGATGAAGCCCGCGAACATCGCCGCGGTCTTCTTTCGATCCAGTTCCGCGTCGTCGTACTGGTCGAGCAGGAACAGCCGCACCATGGCCGGCGCGATATGCGGCAGACCCCGGATCTGGCCCGCATCGATGGGGCGGTAGATGTGCAGCACGTCCTCTGCACGCACCCGAACGGTTTCCGGCACGGCGACGCGCTGATCGGTGCTGTCGCCCGGATGGTTGCGGCGGAAATGATAGGCCACGCGCCGCCCGATCAGATCGAACTCGATCCCGCAGCGAATACGATTGCCATTGGCGGCCGTGTCCGTCTTTTCGAACGGCAGCATTTCCGATTGCAGCAGCTGCATCTGCAGCGGCACCAGCAGCCCGTCCTCGGCTCGGCGTGGGCGCATCCGCACGAAACACTCGCCCGAGACGAACATCTCGCGCGCCACCATGGCCTGCAGCCCGTAGAAATCGGTCAGACCATCGGCATCCGCCTCGTCAGTCCAGGCCAGCCAGAGACGCTGGACCTGATCCCGCAGGCTTGCATGCTCGAGCAGCGACGATGGCTTGATGCCGTCGCCCACCATATTGGACGCAAAGGCCTCGCAGGCATTGGCGGCATAGCCATTGGTGACCACCAGCTCGCGCGCGCGAGCCAGCAAGCGCGGACCGCCGGAGGCGACCAGCGAGTTGATGTTCTCCAAGGGCGGGTTCCAGCCGCGCAGCCGGCGTTTGGACATCGCCCCCTCCAGGCGCGCACGCACGGCAGCGGGGCCGCCTCTTTCGGAACGGCGGAAGCGATCGAACAGCCCCATGGATCACAGCCCCTTCGATGTCGTCACGCGGATCTGCCGCACGATGCGTCGCCCCTCGGCTGCGGCGATCTCGCGATCTAGCGCCTCGATGGCCCGGTCGATCTCCGCGACGCTGCGATAGTCCACGGTCTTGCCGTCATAGCTGACGCGCGCGACGCCAGAGGATCGCTGCGCGGCGAGGGCGTCGCGGCGGGCGCGGAGGTCGGTGATTGTCGCCATTTGGATTGACCTCACCAGAAGAAATGTTTCAGTCGGGCCATCAACCGACGATCAGGAGCGACTCGATGACCCCTTCCGAGATTGCGCGCGAGCTCGCGCGCGACGACATGTTCCCCAAGGCGGCCATGGCCGCAGCCCGTGAAGATCGGGAAACCATGGTCCCGATCTTCGTCGATCTGATCACCCGGCTTGCGGATCAGGACCGATCCGCGATGCACGATGACGATGTCACGGCGCTTGTCCCGGTGTTTCACATGCTCGGTGAATTTCGCGAGGCGAATGCCTATCGCCCGGTGCTGAAATTGCTGCGTCAGGATAGCGAGACCCTTGAATACCTTCTCGGCGATGCCGTCACCGAGACGAGCTTTCGCGTGGTTGGCGGGACATTCGATGGTGATCTGCAGCCCCTGTTCGAGGTGATCGAGGACCCGAAGGTCTACGAATTTGCACGCGCCTCAATGATGGACGCCCTTGTTCTGATCGCGCTACTGCATCCCGATCATCGCGCGACGATCGAAGACTACTTCCGGAGCTTCCGGAGCCGCCACCCCGAAGAACTTCCCCTGGAAGTGCTTATCGGCTGGATGGACGCCGTCGCCAATCTCGGGATCGAAGACATGACCGAGGAGGTGCGCGCGGCGTTCGAAATCGGGCTGATCCCGGCAGATTACTGCGATTTCGACTACTTCCTCAAGGACCTTGAGACCACGCGAGATGCGGACGGTGCGCCAGCAAATCGCCGCTACCGGAAATCCCTGATCACCGATGCCATCGACGAATTGTCGAGATGGCACGGCTATTCGGACGCGTTCTTCGCCGAACTGAAAAAGTACAGGGCCAGAAACGTCCTTCACACGCCTCTCACGACTGAGACATTCACGCATGAGACGCCTCCAGTCGGACGCAACGACCCCTGTCCTTGCGGCAGCGGCAGGAAGTTCAAGAAATGCTGCCTGCACTGATCCAACGGATCACCCCATGTAGCTTGACCGCATCGTCCGCCGCCGCGGTGCCGTCCGACCCTGAGATCGCGGTACAGCGCTGGCCTCGGCGTCGGTCTCGTCCGTTTTCGCCACCCCAAGCTGGTTTTCCAGATCCGCCCATCGGGCCTCGGGCCAGCGGTCTGCCCCCGCAATCCAGGCGGCGGCCCGCGCATACACCCGACAATCCAGCGCCTCGTTGCGTTCGCGCAGCTTCTGCCATTCGAGCTTGGTGAACCCCCGCCTGCTTTTGACGGTCACCAGTTGTTCGGCCGTCAGCTGTTTCAGCCATTCGGCGTCCGCCCATGACGGCAGGTGGACGGTTCCCGCCGGGAAGGATGCCCCGGCCTCGATATCCTCCACCGTCGGCCGCTCCTGCCTCAGAAAGCGATATGTCTCGGCCTTGAAGGTCGAGGTCGCCACACTCCACAGCCGCGCGCCGCGCCGCAAGCGCTTCCCGCCCACCGTTGCGTCGACATAGGTCGGACCCGTCACCGGGCTTGCCCGGTTGAAGCCCTCGAGCCCCTTGACCGGGGCCACCTGCGCAAATCCCACCTGCCGTGCCCATCCGTAAACCGCGCTGGTCTCGAACCCGGAGTCGATCGCGAACCGCGCGATGGTCAGGTGCTGGCCAGAGGCATGCGCCCATGTCCGGCCCAGCAGATCCGTCAGCGTCTGCCAGCAATCTGGGTCACCCGGCCCGCCCTCGATAATGATGTGATCGACCAGCCAGCTTTCCAGCCCGCGGCCCCACGCCCAGACATCGACCTCGATCCGGTCCTTCTGCACATCCGCGCCCGCGGTGAGGAACAGACCGCCCGCGGGCACGGTGCCCGACGCCCACGCCTCGCGCCGCTCCGCCAGCCGCTGCCAGTCCGGGGCCTCGCCGGTCTCCATCCAGGTCTCGCCAAGCACGGTGTTGCGGAACGCCCGCATCGCCTCGTCGCTGCCTCGGGCCGCTTCATGCGCCCGCGCGATCCGCGCCCAGCCGAGCCAGCCCACCGGCGAGTAGAGCGCCGAGAGATGATAGCCGACGGTGCCGGGATCTTCAGGCTCGGCGGTCGCCCGCCATTCGCCTGCCTCCAGCATGGCCGTCTTGTGGTGCTCGGCGATAGGTGTGTCGCAGCCCTCGCAGTGATATTCGGCGTTCTCCGGCCGGCCCTTGTCCCACCGCAGCCGCTCGAACTTCAGCCATTGCACATGGCCGCAATGCGGGCACGGTAAATGGTAGCGCCGCTGGTCGCTGGCCTCGAACTCGCGCTCGATGCGGCTCAGCCCCCGGATCGTCGGGGTCGAGACCAGAAACACCTTGCGCCGATGCGCGAAGGTCAGCGAGCGCGCCTCGGCGAGGCTGACCGGATCGCCTTCCTCGTCGGCCGAGGCGGGATAGGCGTCGACCTCGTCGAGAAAGATGTAGCGCGCCGGGGTCGAGCGCAGCCCCACCGCCGAATTGGCCCCGGTCATGATCAGGATGCCGCCCGCGAATTCCTTGGACAGCATCGTGTTGCCGGCATCGCGCGAGCGGGCGGGCTTGACCCGCTCGCGCAGTTCCGGGCTTTCCTCGATCAGCGGGTCGATCCGCTGGCGCGAATTGCGCTTGGCCAGTTCCACCGTCGGCTGGACCGCCAGCATCGGCCCCGGCGCGTGGTGCATGACAAACCCGATGAAGCAGTTGCCCGCTTCCGTTGCCCCGACCTGCGCGGCCTTCATGAACACCACCCGCTGGTGCGGGCTGGACGGCGAGAGCGCATCCATTATCTCGCGCATGTAGGGCGTGCGCGCGGTGCGGTAGCGCCCGGGCTCGGCCGAGGCCCGCGAGGACAGCCAGCGATGCCGGTCTGCCCATTCCGACACGGTCAGATCCGGATCCGGTCGCATGCCCCGCGACCAGGCGCGGATCAGGTCCGTGGCACCGTCGAAGGCGGCAACATCGTCACCCAAGCCGGGGCTGGATATCGGCGAGGCTGTCGAGTTGCGCGCGGACATGGGTTTCCAGAACCTTCTGCATCACCGCCGCCTCCACCTCGCTCCCGTCCCCGAGCGCCGCGGTCAGCTCCGACGCCATCAGCGCCGCGACCCGGGCGGGCCACGTCACCCAGGCATCGCGCTCGTCCCGCGCCAGCCGGAACATCAGCGTTTCGGCCCGGGCCCGGTCGACCAGCTCGCCTTTCAGCTTTTGCAGCCGCAGCCGCCGCTCCTGCGCCTTCATCACCTCGTTGGCGGTCTTGGCTTGCAGGAATGTGGTGCCGCCGCCGCCCGGGCTGGGCAGCCCTTCTTCGCGCAGCGTTTCACCCACAGACGCGACCGCCGCTTCGGGCACCGGCTTCATCTTCTGATGTTTTGGAGCGGGTGCCTTTCTGGTCTTCGACGGATCGGTGGTCTCCGCCCGCCGCCTGTCAGAGGCCTCGGCATCGATGCTGCCATCCGCGTGCAGCACCAGCCGCCCGGCTTCCTTGGCCTTCTGCACGGCCCCGCGCGACAGCCCGACACGGGCCGCGTATCCACGCTCGCTCATGCCCTGCATCCCGCGCTCCGATTGTCATTCCAAATCATGTGCTTATTGAGTTGATAAGCCTCCGCACCGGAGCGAACGTCGATCCACAAGGACGATGCAACTCACCCAACGGAGCCACGCCATGACCAGCCTCAACCCGCAAACCACACCCCGCCACGAACTGCGCGCCGAGAAAGCCCGGCGCAACAAGGAGGCCGCACTCGCCGCCTTCGTCGCGAAGAAGGCCGAGATCAACGCGCGGCTCGCCCGCCTTCAGGCGCTCAGCGACGATCATTTCGAGACCCACCCCGACGAGATCAACTGGGGCGACGTCGGCACGCTCGAGCATTACAGCGGCCTGCTCAAGCGCATCACCGACAGTGCCTTCAGCGAGGGCGAATACACAGGGTAACCCTTCCGAAACTAATCCCGGACAGCCCGCCATCACGGCGGGCTTCACCCGGTAGAAGCCGCTGCATGTCGCAAGGGCCCAAACCGGAGACCAACCATGACCCAGATCCAGCTTTCCGACGCCCAAGCCGTCATCCTGTCTGCCGCGTGCGCACGCGAGGACGGCGCGGTGTTTCCCGTCACCACAGGCCTCAAGGGCGGTGCCGTCGGCAATGTCTGCAAGAGCCTGCTGAAGCACAGGCTCATCGAGGAAATCCCCGCCACCGACCTCAACACCGTCTACCGGCACGACGAAGAGCGCGGGCCCGTCACGCTGCGCGCCACGCCGCTGGCCTACAGCACCCTCGGGATCACGGACGCTCCCGACACGCAGGAGGAGGACCAATCGGAGTCCGAGGCCACCCCGGAACCCGTGCGCCGCCGCAGCGGCACAAAGCAGGAGGCGCTGATCACGATGCTCAGCGCTGAGAGCGGCGCGACCATCGACGAGATCGTCGCGGCCCTCGAATGGCAACCGCACACCGCGAGGGGCGCAATGTCCGGGGCGCTCAAAAAGAAGCTCGGCCTGACCATCACCTCCGAGAGGGTCGACGGAAGAGGGCGCGTCTATCGAATTGAACCCCACCCCCTGTGACCTCCGGGTGACCCATCGTGTCGCAAGCCTATGTTCTTGTTGCAGAAACGCCCAGCATCGCCAACGCCAAACCGAAAAGGAAGCCGTCGCCGAAATCCACGACGTAAGGTGCGGTCAGCTTGAGGCTGTCCTTGCGCTGGATTTAGGTCTGCATCGCGGGATCCTCTCTGAAAAGGAAAATGGCGGTTAACAGGCCCCTCAAGGAAATTCGGTCGTCTTTCTGTGGGCTAGGCTCTCCGCTGCTTCTTATACGCTTTGGTCACATCGCTGATCGCCGCCTTTAAGCAAACGATTTCCCCATCAAGTTTGGCTATTTCCAATTCAAGATCTTTGGCCTTGATACGAAAAAGGCGTTCATTCCATCCATCCTGTCTTAAACGCTTCACGCGCTTTTCGTCATCAAACGCTGCCTTGATGCCTTCTTTGGCTGGTTTAACCCTCTCATCATAGATGTCTGTCATTTTCCTCTTTAGGTCTCTGATTTCCGAGGAAATGGATGCGCGGCGGCTCTCCAGGCTCTCCTTTTGAGCCATCGTCTGTTCAAGACCAAACGATCCAAGAATACTATTATTCTTTATTTTTTGCCTCTTGTTCCCAAAGACACTCTTGGATTTACGGTGCCAGCTGTTCAAACTCGCCTGCACATCATTCATTGCATCGTGCAGCTTAGACTTCCGGTCACGCATGGGGTTTATTTCGTCGAAGGCTTTATTTTTTGCCTCCTGATGTTGCCGAACTTCTCTTCGAAAATCCCGCATTAAGAGTTCGGCGTTGGTGATAGCCTGCATTCGGTCGTGCTCATTTTCAGCGCGTCGCGCTTCTATTGATGCGATCTTCCTTTCAAGCGGAACAATATGCTGTGCGTGGTACTTCCGCCAAGGCTCGCCCAGCTTCCAGATGCTCCAGACCAGACCAGCTAATACCATAAAAACCAACACTGCTTCCATCGTGCCCCTCCAAATCGTCCGAGTAACCACCTATGGTAACGATCTTCGGCTTAGATTTGAAGCGAGGCGGCTGGCCCGGGCTTACGCGCCGAGGTTCTTTTACAGGCCGCGCCAGTCGATGGCGAGAGTGCCAAATTCTAGGCAAATTTTAATCTCGACACCATCAAAATCGAAGCCGTTGCGTGTCTCGATATGCGAGCCCTGCTGGCCTACGAGGTGGGTCTACGTGAAGGTATCGATCTGGTTCAGGTTCGCCGCGAGATACCAAGCCATCTCTCTTGCTGCGTCGAATCTACGGCTCAGTGAATCAGATGTGGGGGTCAACGGTGGCTCGCGAGAAACCGCAGATGTTCAAACAGCCGCCGCAACAGATAGCCACGCGCCAACGAGACCCCGACAAAGAGGAGCCCGATGGTCATGTGCTCGGCCAGCCCCTTCTCGATGCCGAACCACGGGAACAAGACGATCTGCGTGGCGATGGCCAAAACGTACCCGACGACAACGTTTGCCGCGGCCTCCACCATCGACATGGTACGCGTCTGCTTCATCGCAGCCCATCCGGCAGACTTTGCAGAAACTCCGTCACGAATTCCGCCGCGAGCGGCGGCACGATCGCATTGCCATAGCCCCGCAGGAGCCCCATGCGGCCGGGTACCCCATCAGCCAGCGGGAATGTTCCGGGTTCAACGGGCCTCCAGCGGCCATCGCGGCAGCGGAGCCAGTCAGCATCGCGCCAGACGCCGTCAGTCGGGCCGGTCCCGGTGGGGTCGGCGACGTCGACCAGTCCACCAGCTTCACCGTCCTGCGGCTCGCATCGGTGTTGCCGGCCGCGTTGTACCTGTCCGTGGCTGGCGATCCGGCCATCACCGTCGGCCAGCCCGCCAGCCAGACCTGTCGGCCGAGCAGCGCGTTGATCGGCACCGCCGGGCACTCCGACCCGTCCTTGTGATCCCGCGCAGATGCCGTCGCCCAACCTGCCTGCGGCAGCACCGATGGCGAAGGCGCCGAAGAACAGTCGCTGGCGGATATGCGGCGCACTGATGCTCGCAGCCGGCAGATCGGCCGCCGCGACGGCGTAAAATGCCGCTTCCAGTTCAGCCGCCAGAGCGTCGAACCACGCCCAGTCATCTGCATCCGCAGCCGGCTTTCGAGACGCTGTGCCAACGCGTCCGAGCACAGCCGCGCTCGCGACCTGCTCGCCGAAGACGAGGCCGGGTCGGCAGGCGGCGACAAGCCGAAGGAAGGCGGGGGCGAGGTGGCGGTCATCGTCCTGTCCCTTGCGTTGCCCGGCCTGGCTGAAGGGCTGACAGGGCGGCGAGCCAGTCCAGACGGACAGATCCTCGGCCACGCCGGCGAGGCGCAGTGCGTAGGGCCAGCCGCCGATCCCGGCGAAGAAATGGCATTGCTTAAAGCCCCGCAGGTCCGACGGCGTGA